TTAAATGATATGGTATCACCGCTACCAGGTAGTTCTGTTTCAAATACATATGTATTTAAATAATCTTTAAATGATGACATATTTTATCCTCCACAATCTTTTAATTATTTTCTTAATATTATTTATATAAAAAATAGAAGTAGAAATTTTGATAATTACAAATATACCTCCTTTAACATTTTTATTTCATTAATCCTTCTAAACCTAATGCTCTTACAGCTTTTCTACCAGTTTTTAATATACCAGATTCTTCTTGATCCGTTACAGTGTGATATTGATACGAAAATGTTATATCTACTGTGGCAAATTCATTATTAGAATAATCTAAATCAACTTGACCTATTGTTTTTGGCCAAGCTGAATATAACGTGTATGTACAAATAGGATAACCATCAATACCTAATAATTGTATAACCTGATCTGTCATATATTCATTTGGTTTTCCATATGTATTAGTTTCTGGATTGTGCATTAAAAGATGCCAATCCCAAAATTTTCTTAGTATGGAGGCATCTTGATTTACTAAAAATGTCACATTCCAGTCTTGTGATCTTCTAACACTCGACATTTTATATTCTTGTCCACACCAATGTGTTGATGTTTCTTCGATGCTTGTTTCTGGTAAAAATGTTGATTTTATAAAATATTTGAAATCTTCTGTACCGAATCCCGATCCATATACATTTATACCTGTTTCTACAGCAGTTCCGAGTGCATTCTTAGCTATTTTTGATATATCAGATATACCTCCTTGGAGACCTGTTTGTATACCTGATTTTAAAGCATTTTGCATGCCAGGAAATTGAATTCTACATATAAATAAATACGCCCTAGCATTTGATCCTAAGAATTTTGTTCTATACGTTGTTATATCAAGATTTTTTTTACTATTATCACCAAATATAAATGTTTTAGCATCTTCAATAGTTGATTCTACTCTTCCTTTTATATATTTGGGTAATTCTATTGGCATATTTAAAACCTCGGTATTTTAAGAGCAGACCCTGTAATTTTATTGAACAGAGCTTTTAATAATGAATTTGTTTCCGCATTTTCTTTTTCTTTTAATGTTATATAATATTGATATGAAAATGTTATATCAACAGATGTTATATCAATATTACTATAATTAAGATCTGTTTGACTAATAGATAATGGCCAAGCATTCACAAGTTGATATGAACGAATTGCTTCCCCAACACCATTTATCAAATATAAAAATTGATCTTTCATATATACTTCTGGTTCAGATGATTTTTGTTCTGACGCATCATATATTAAATTATGCCAATCATTAAACATCCTTAGAATCTCTGTTTTTTCATCAACATTAAAGGATACGGACCAATTGCCATAACTTCTATTACCAGCCATTTTAAATGTATGACCAGGATAAGGAATTGAAATATCCTCAAAACTACTTTCTGGTATACTTGTAGATTTTACTAAATATGGTACAAAATCATTAGCGGATCCATATCCAAATGGGGTTAATAAAGATCGATAATTTTGTTTTTCAATATTATTAATACCAGATGGAAATTGAATAAGAGCATAGAAAAGATAAGACCTTGCACCACCAAGAAATCTTGTTTTATATGTATCAATATCAAAATTTATTTTCATTCAGTACATCCTTTTATAAAGGTGGAATAAGTATCCCACCTTTATTTATTTTAACCAAATATAGGAGCTACACCATAAGTAGCTTTATCGGTTACATGATAGATGTAAGAGAATGTGACATCAAATTGCACCACATCATTCTGACTATAGTCTAATGTGGAAGCATTGATTGTTCTTGGCCAACAACCATATAATTTATATTTTGTTATTGGTTTGCCATCTAATCCTAAAAGATCAACTTGTTGGTCAATCATATAATTGGCAGGATTAGTATAGGTATTAGTTGTTGGATCATGGATTAAAGACATCCAGTTTTGATAATATGCAAGAATGTTTGCATCTGCATCTACATTAAAAGCAACCGTCCAATCAGTATATGTATATTTACCAGCGACTTTGTAATCAAACCCCTGCCAGGACAATGGTATATCTTCAATAGATGTTTCTGGTAATGATGTTGATCGTACAAGATAAGTTGCTTTATCTGATTCTACACCCACACTACCTGGAAATATTGGTTTGTAGTAAAATAGATATGCTCTTGCCCCTCCTTGGAAATTAGCTCTATAGCTGTCAATATCAAATCTCATTTTGTATCCTCCTTGGTAATAAAGGCTTTAACTTTATTTAAACATAATTGTTTATTATTTTTCCATTCTTTTTCATATATAGTCAATAACCCTATATTTTTTCTTTTACATTCATTTATTTTTATTTCATCTAATATAATTTTATTTTTCATTGAATGCCAATAAGTACCATTAAATTCTATTGCTTTATTTATATCAGGTAACAAAATATCTAACTCTAAATAACAATTAGTTTTTTTATTTTTTATTGTTTTCCTATCATTATTTATGATAGAACCATTATATATAGAACTAATAAAATTTAAAATTTCTTTTTCTGGTTCTGATCTACCATTTTTATATTTGCATAGAGGGCATCTTTGTCCTTGTTGAAAGTTATTAAATCTCATTTCAAATTCATGGTTTTTATTACATTTAATTCTTAATTTTCTATATGTATTTATATATTTTCTTGATAATAAATTATATCCTTTATTTTTAATGAATGTTTTTACATAATCATATGATAATTTTTTATTACCAGCACATATAGGACATTTATATCCATTACGAAAATTAGACAACGAACTATAAAATATATGATTATTTGGGCATAATAACTTTAATTTAGAATTTGTATTTATATATTCCGTTGAAAATAATGTATATCCCCTTTCTTCAATATATAATTTTACATCATCAATCGTATATTTTTTACATTTTTTACATATTGGGCATCTATGATTTTGTTGAAAATCAGCCAATGTCATTTGAAATATATGATCTTTACTACACTTTATATCTAATTTTGTATGATTATTCATATATTCTGTGGAAAGCAAATGATAATTATCCTTTTCAATGAACTCTTTTACTTCTTTATATGTAAATTTAACTCTTCTCATATAGTACATTTATTTATAAAAAATATAAAAAAGCCAATGAATAATAACTCATTGGCTTTTTTGTTTATTTATTTATATTATATTTTTATCCTGTGGTAAATCCACCAACTTCTGAGAAGCTCGTTCCAGTTTTTGTAGCGATAAAATTCAGTACAATGAATTCAGCAGCTCTAACTGGTTTGATGTAAATATCACACCAAAGTTCCCCACGGTCAATCCTTTCAGGGGTATTGTTTGTTTCATTACATATGACTAGATAATCATATATACCTCTACGAGCCTTTACATCCCTCAAGAATGGATCGATCATATTAACTAAGAGTAATCTTGAAATATCATCATTAGGTTCAAATAAGAAATATCTTGATGCTGTAGCAATAGCCTTTTCAAGAACCATGAACAACCTACGAATATTGATTCTATTAAAATCTGAATCTTTATCTAATAGTGTTTTCTGTCCATATATAAGTTTACCCATTCCTGATAAACTAATAATAGGATTAATTCTATTTTTATAGATAATATTTCTATCACCAAAATTTGCATTCCATCCTAACCTTCGTGCATTTGTAATAATAGCTCTATTAGGACCGGCTGGTGCAAACCATGATTCTGAGATATTATCATTATTAGCAAATAATCCTGCTACTAATCCTGATGGTGGGCACCACCTATATTTACCATTCCATTTATCATATACTTCAATCCAATTACCATAAATACAAGCATATGATGAATTAATTGATAATGTATTTACATATGATACAAGAAGTCCAACTTCTTCTGTTCTATGACCTACAACGGTGGACATTGGAGGGTCAAGAATCGCCATTGAATCCATTCTAGCTTCACAAATATCAACAATGTGCTTTTTAATTTCATCCGATTTAATACTTTCTATAAAGATATTCACATCAATTTCTTCTGGGTTTTCATATAAATCTAATGCATCAATAATACTAGTTTCATCGGCCGTTTCAAAGTCAGTATCTCCTCCTGTTCCCATCGTTAAATACAACCATTCTGATGTAAAAAAATCGGAAACATCATATATGG